AGTTGTAGCGTAAACAGCAGTACCAGAATTGACAGAATAAACTGCAGTACCCGATTGTTGAGCTGTAGAAGCACTTGTGACCGTACCTGAAGTAAAGTCTGAAACCTGACTTTTAGTGATACTTAGTAACGCCTGATTGATACCTACAATCGCTGAACCTGCACTACCAGAATTAGTTATCGGAGACGTTACAGCAACAACACCTGAAAGACCTGGCGTACCCTGAACACCCACATTATTGAGTTCAATGCGGACAATGTTTTCTTCAACAACGACAGTAGTCGTATCTGTAGTAGTTGTTATGTTTGTTGTCATCTAGTCACATTCCCTACAACGTTGAAAGAACCTTGCAAAATACGTGTCACCTGACCTGCACCAGCCACAAGTTCTAAGTCATACGCAAAACTTCCTGCACTAATTGCAGCTGATTGAGCGTTAGTTACAGTCAAAGCAATAGTTCCTGCAGTACCACCCAAAACAATACCTGAACCACCTGTTGACAAAGATAGAAGTGTTGCAGTGGAATCGGCTGCTTCACGAACCTGCATGCGAGCAGTGTAGTTAGTCCAATTCAACGCTGTACCGCCCTGACTTACAACAAATTGCTGGTCAAAGTCTGCACCTTGAAAACAAGTAATGTCAAACGTGCCTGGTGTAATCATTAGAAACCCATTCCTTTAGTGACAATCAAAATAACGCCTGAAGTGATTACAGCTGTAACAAGTGCAGGAATCCAAGCGTTACGATTTATTTGCTTTTCAAGTTCCCTGATACGAGTTTCATGATCACGAGATGACTCAAGAATCTGAATACTATTTGCCTTCAGTATCTCTATGTCTCTAACAATCTGTAACAGTAAAGTCTGATTTGTAGGTTTAGTAGGCTCACTCATCTGCAGTCAGCTCCTGTGAACAGAAACAACAGATAACAGGAATACCGTCAGGATGTGGCGTGTGCTTCTCATCACCCATAGGGCAACCAACAGTTTTACAGGTAATTATGTTCATGCTTATCCCGCAGCCGTTCCACTAGACATTTGCACAGCAAAACCTGAAACAATAGCCGAAGCAGCCGAAGTACCTGAACCGTTATTGCGTAAACCTATAGTCGCTGTACCTGCAGTAATCGCAGACACATAACCAGTCAAATACTGATCGCTAGTAGAAACAGTCACAAGAGGGGCAACACTAAACCTTGAAGCAGGAAACACCACAGCAAACGTAACTGCAGTATTTACAGCAATCGTGGCAGCCTGCGTATAAGTAAACGCTGAACTCGCAAAAGGCAATTTTGTAAAGTTGCTGTTTAGATCTGAAGCTGTCAAAACTTCACCAATAGACCAAGACTTTGTTGCAGACATTTATTCTCCTAAACCCCTATTTTATCTAAGCCAAAGTATCTGTATCAAGCAAACCCAGATACGGTGAATCAAGTCTAAACGACAGATTATCTAAAGAAGCAATACTGAAGGTCACAGCATCACGCTCAACATCAGTATCACTATTGATACCTAGAATCTGATAAAACTTATCTACAACAGTGCCTGTCGCACTAGGTTGAAAACAAACCCTAACAACATCACGAATCTCTAACCCTAAAACAAGATTTTGTTGACCCGAACTCAACGACTCCAACGCCACAGTCAACTGACTAGCCCTATATTCTGGCAACCTAAACTCACCGAGAAACGCTGAAGCAATCATTGCAGGCTTAGTTGTAGAAGTAGTCAAATTATCTGTCTGACTATAACCCCTAACCCCATACAAACCTTGACTCACAGTATCTTCAGTAACAGCTGTAGCGTTCACACCCACAACCTGAACCTGATTGTATAACTGCTCTGAAGCATAAACGACCTGTAAATCCGTGAAAGGAATACCTGTACCGTTACCGTAGGCTGTGCCCTGACTGTTCATGTCAGCAAAAGTTACGAGACTAGGGGCAGAAACAGCTGTGGCAACGCTTGTAGTCAAACCTGACTGACTCGCATAAGGAATACCTGCCCAAGCAATCTCATAATCTGTTGTAGCAGTCGAAGTGTAAGGGTTGTATGCCCCATCAAAATAGTTTGGGATAACAGTGCCCTGCTCAACCTGTAAACCATTACCAATAAAGTTATAGCTACTTGTGGTACCTGGGGCTGCAATAGTTAATCTATGACCTGCAACAACTTCAGTACCACCATGAGTTGCCGTAGCCGCCATGTTTACCCACTCAGCACCTGTAGCAGCTGAAGCAAACATTGTAGCAGAAACGAGAGGTATACATGAACTATCTAACAAAACATAGTTAACTGTAATACCTGAACCTGTCAAACCTAAACCTCTAAACCAGCCTGAGAAAACGTAGTTTGTGGCTGTACCTGTAGGGTTTATCTTTTGCTGATCAACATCTTGATACCACATCACTCTTTCAGTATCAACAATTTCGGCAGTGTTTACTGTGCCAGGTGAATAGTAAGGTGCAGCAGTACCAGGTTGCCAGCCATAAATCCAGCCATCACCTAAACCTGTACCACCATCAAGGCTAGTAACAGTCGTATCTTGAGAGAGCGTATTAGGGTATTTGATGAGATTTTGTCGAGCAATATTATTCCAAACATAATTAGTGAAACTACGATCCTTTAACTGCATTACAGCTGAAGCGTTGCTAAAGAAATCTGCAGGCTCACTACGAGCAACATTCTGCAAATACGCAAGCACATTATCGCCAGGCTGATTGACATCATAACCAAGAAGCGTTTGCCCACCCTGAACACCTGCATACTCACTAGCACTAAAACCGTTATAGTTCATGACAGTCTTTATACGCTCACCAGTTGACTCAACAGCAAAAGCAGTGCCACCAGTAAACACAGCGTTACTGACCCGATACATCATGTCTAAAGCCATAACTGTAGCTTGACCGTCAAACCCTGAATCGTTGTATGTAAAATCCCAGTCCTGCACAAAACCTGTAAACCGTCTAATACCGTTACTGCTAACCCTGATACGCCCTGCAGGTTGCACAATCGTATAACCACCAGCCCCATACCATAAAGGGCTAGAAGTGTTTAAAGGGTCAAATACACGATCATTGTTGACAAAAGTTACTGAAACTGAACCTGCCGAAAAGTCATCAAGATTACGGTTTATGCCACGACCTATAGAAATGTTTTGAACATACTGCGTAACATCAACAAAGCCACTAGATCCAAAACTCAGTTCAACAACATACGAAGGCAACGGCATTTTTAGTTTCTAGCGTTCCAGAATAGTTGATTAGGTAGCGAACCATTAGTCTTTACATACTTCATCAAAGCATCAACCGAAGCCTTTGGATCAACTGCAGTGTTATAGATGTTTACTGTTGTAGGTCTATTCCCACGCAACCCAAGAAGGTCACCTTGCTGCGGATTCAAGGGGCGTGGCAAAGCCATGCTCCCTGTAAAGGTAGCAGAAACAATGTCAAAAGTTACACCCTTCTTGACGGCTTCCTTATTTGTTATGTCCTGAGCAGCTGAAGCAGCAACATAAGTTGCAACCTGCGAAGCAGCAGCAACCTTTAACAAAGGATTCACGTTAGAAACAGCATCAACACCAGAAACAGCAGTTTTGCCTTGAATCAGTTGCATGGCTGTAACAAGTGAAGCAATAGCCTTACCCCCCGAAGCGAGCATCATAATGCCCTTTAGAGCGAGCAACGCAGGCAGAGCTTGAATAAGGCTAGTCGCAATATTCGCAAAGCCTTTTACAGCATCACCATTACCAAAATAGCCGAAGAAAGTTTTTACAGACTCGATAACTTGACCTACAGCGTTCTTGATGTCAATAAAAGTTTTGCCTGCATCAGTTTTAGGGTTAGCAACATCTTCAAAGAACTTACCTACAGTCTCAATCAAACCACCAGGCTTACTTATCTGATCTATAGCATCAATAATCAAAGGCAAAACAATAACGCCAAGTTTCTCTTTCAGTATGTCCATGCTGTTGTTAAACTTCATAAAAGGGTCAGCATTAGCCACAGCTAAGCCTTCATAAGTTTTAGCGAAATCACCTAAAACATCTTTAGACTTCATAAGTTCAGGAAACATCTTCTTTAGGGAAGTCGTGTTACCTGCATAAGCCTTAGCCACAGCATTAGCAATTTTCTCTTGATTCTTACCTGACCCTGCTGCACCATCCAAAGTAATCTTTAGAAGTTTCTGGGCATCTTTCACATTCTTCGTGACGTTACCAAACTTAGCCATCGAAGGTCTAAGGTCATCATCCATAATGCCTGTCTGCAAAGACAAAGACTCAATAAACTTATCGTTCTCTTTAAGGCTTGCAGCTGTAGCCCCAGCATTACGAGTCAACTGAATGTTCAACAGTTGTGTCGACTTAGCATCAGCAGCAGCAGCCTTAGCAGCATCCATCAAAGTATCTGTGACAGCCTTCAAACCGAAACCGATACCTACAGCACCAAGAGTCTTACTAAGCCCTGAGAAACCTGATTTGGCTTTGCGTAAACCTGAGTCATCAAACTTAGATAAGAGTTTAATAATTACAGACATTAGCCGAGCTTTCTATTTACAAGTTTGGAATACTTTTCGTAAGTCAATTTTACTTCACGCTCCATACTAGGTAACTGCTTCTCACCAGTCTTATAGAAGAAGTTGAATAAACCTGTGTTCTTTACTTTACGGATCAACGCAGCACCCTGACCATTATTTCTGTGCCTTCTAGTGCCACCCTTATACGGATATTCTCTAGTAGTTGCGTAACCTGGTCTGCCTGAACCTTTACCAGCTTGAGCGACCAAAGCAACACCAGGACTTCTCAACCAAATACCGAAAAGGCTTGTAACAGCAGATTTACGAGATCTACCTGAAGTAAAGCGTGGAATAACATTATCGGGAGCAATAATCTTGTTCCTGTATTTTCCTCCAGTCCAACTCAAACGACCTTCACCGTTGTTGTTGTATTGACGGTCATCCATGCTTGTACCAGTTCTAGTAACACTCATACCTGACATCGGTGCTGTAGAAGGAATAACACTTTTGATTTCATTTATCGCAGGCTTAGTTATAGCCTTCATGTCACGAAGCATCTGTTTACGCAAACCAGGTTCAAGCTGATTCAACGCCTTTAACACGGGCTTTGCATCAAAAATAACGTCAGGGTCTTTACCCAACGCTGCAGCTCTTTTAGTAAAACTAGCCATTGCCATCACTCCGCTGATACTGTAACGCAAACAACATTGTGTTGATCATGCGGTCAGATTCTTGCATTAGAACTGTCGGGGCTATACCTGTTGCAACAGCCAGATTAGCAATCAACCAATGATACGA